GTCGCCTTCATCCGCCTCGCCATGATCCGCATCATGCTCCGGCGCTTGACCAGACCAATCCCTTGCTCCTGAATCCCAACTTCTGGGATCGGCTCTAAGGAATTCGATACGCGATATGGAGCGGGAGATATGGCGGTACAAGTGGTACATCTGGGACGCCAAACGGCGTAAGGATGCAGCGCAGACCGAAGAAGAAAAAGCAAGTCTAGAAAAACACATCGCATTTATGGAAGCGCGCATTGACGAATTGGAACGCGATATCTACATCACAAAGAAGGAACTCGCGCAGTGCGAAGGCGAGCCCGGTTGGCCCTGGCCGTTCAACTAGTACCGACCGGTCTTAAGCGTGGCTGGCGGTGGAGGAATCCTAATTCGGCGACGCGATTGGGCCACCATCGGGCAGCTTCAATAGAGGTTGGCATAGGAGCATGTTCCGCTCAGCACTAGGCGACCTGGGTGCCGGCCAAGGAATTCCTCGGCCCACCACATCGCAGCCACAGCCTCGCGCGGGGTCAATTGGGCGGCAAGCGCACCGCCAGCCTCGAGGGCCCGAACGTCACCGCGCGAAGCTCCCACAATGAACCACCCTAACGCCTTGACTTTCTCGTCCGTCTCACGCAGCGCCCCGCTGAGGTAGAGCTCGCCAATGTCATGCGCCGACGATCGCAAACCGGTCTTTTCGTCCGACTCCCACCAGGTCAGCGCCTTGCGAGGGTCATTCAATGTCTTCCAATAGAGAGCTCCGAGATACAAGACGCCGTGGGAATCGCAGTTCTTGGCCGCATCGAGATAGTGCCGCTCGGCCCTCGCCAAGTCCACGGCGACGCCGATGCCACGGGCATACATGTGCCCGAGCTCGACCATCGCCCTAGAGTTGCCGCCAGCGGCGGCAATGCGGAGATGGTCGAGGGCGAGCATCGGGTCCACCGGCTGGACCTCGCCATCGAGCGCCATCCAGCCGAGCCACAGGTGAGCATCCGGCAATCCCGCCTGGGCGGCGCGAGTGAAATAGAGGAGCGCCTTCTCGAAGTCCTGAGCCACGCCCTCTCCGAGGTAATGGAGATGGCCCAATGACAGGAGGGCATCGGCATCGCCCTGATCGGCCGCTCTTTCGTACCAGTACGCGGCCTGTGTCATGTCCTCTGGAACGTTGAAGCCGAACCTATAGGCGTCCGCGATCGAGTGAGGGTCCGCGGCCCGCGGCCAATCGGCGTAGGCCTGGCTTGCGTTCTCTTCTGGCGGTGCCGGCGCGGATACAAAATCGGGTCGGACCGCGCAGGCCGCCAGGAGGGCCAATACAACCGAAGCGGTAATACGCGCCATTGCCCGTCATCTATCCGGCGAGGACGGCCGAGCCTAACAATATCACGATGCACTATCAACCGTCGGCACCTTGAAGCGCTAGTTTCGGCGTCCCTCAGAAGGCCGGCGCCCGATAGCACCAAGGGACAGACATCGCCGCCGCGCCGGGCGCCGTAGCGACCAGCAGTGCGAGCGGGGTCGTCACGAAGTTCGGATTCGCCTACCCCCTCGATCCGACCTGTCGGTTCGTGGAGGTGACGACCCCCGGCGCGTAGTCCGGAGGAATTGAGTCGAGCGCGGCCGGTCAATTCCGACTGCCTTGCTCGCCGCCCGTTTCCCGCAGCGGCGGCAATTCATCCACGACGGTCGTTCTTCGTCGCGCCGAGCTGATGCGCCAGAGCAAAGAGGAACATGAACAAGCGCCTACTTGCAGTCGATTCCGCGACCAGAATCGTCGAATACCACAGCTACGACCCGATCAGCCGCAAGACGATCATCGAAACCGTGCAGGACACCGCGCCGATCCTGGAACGCAACAAAGCGATGCAAAACGAGGACGATCGGGGCTGGGGGGCGTCCCGCGACCTGCGCCGGGCGGCCAGCATCCCGGACATCGTCATCCTGAAGTGGCGCAACGAATACGGCATCGACGTCTTCGACCGCAATCACTGGCCGGCGGTGAAGCGACTGCTCAACGACCCGGATTGGCGCTGGCTTCGGACGGCGCCGGGCAAACTATAGGAGAGAAGAAATGGGCGATCTTTCGGTTGCGCGTATCGGTCTCAAGAAGGCGGAGGAGCAGTGGACGGTCACCCACTCGCCCGCCGCCAACGTCCAGGCGAGCGCCAGCAAGGCCGCGGGCGGCGCCAACCAGCGCCATCATGCGACCGGCCTCACGGCGTCGTTCGCCGCAGGCGGCACCGCCGGCGCCGCGGTCCAGGTGAACCTGCGTGACGGCGCCTCGGGCGCCGGCACCGTTCTGTGGAGCGCCGTCCTGGCCGCGCCGAGCGGCCAGGCGCAGACGACAATCGTGGCCGGTGTCGATATTTCCGGCACGGCGAACACCGCGCTGACCCTGGAGTTCGCCGCGGCAGGCGGAGCGAGCACGCTCGAAAGCGTGAGCCTCGCCGGTTACACGGCGGTCTGGTAATGGGCCTCGCGAATTATTCCGACCTCCAGGCCGCCGTCGCCAATTGGCTGGCGAGGTCGGGCGACGTCACTTTGACGCCGTCGATTCCTGATTTCATTGCGCTCGCCGAGGCCCGGCTTAGTCGCGACCTGCGCCTGCGCGCCATGGAAACCCGCGATAACGCCTTTGTGATCGCGTCGGCCTTCACGGCGCTGCCGGGCGGTTTCCTGGAGCTGCGCAATATCCAGCTCAATACCGCTCCCATCACTCGGCTGGAGCTGATGGCGCCCGAGCAGATCGACACGATCCACGCGGGTTCGCAGGCGGGCAAGCCGCGGGTCTATGCCATCCTCGCCGACCAGCTCCAGGTCGCGCCGACGCCGGCCTCCGCGTACACGGCGGAGATCGTCTATTGGAAAAAGTTCACTGCCCTGTCGGAGGCGCAGCCGACCAATTGGCTGTTGACCAATGCCCCCGACCTTTATCTGTACGCCAGCCTGATGGAGGCGACGGCATTCATCGGCAACGATGACCGCCTGCCGCTTTGGGTCGCGGCATACGAGCGCGCCCGCGGCGCGTTGCAGTCGTCGAACGACCGCGGCACCTGGAGTGGGTCCGTGCCCCAGGTGCGCGCCGATCGAGGCAGCCCATGATCCCAGTCGGCGAGTGGCGCCCGGACTTGCCGGCACTCGACAATCCAGGCTCGACCGAGGCCAAGAACGTCATACCGGCCGCCAACAGCTATCGTCCGTTCCCGTCGCTGGTGCAGTACAGCAACGCGCTGCCGGCCAGGGCGCAAGGCGCGTTCGGCTGCAAGGACGGTGCCGGCATCGGCGCCAATTTCGCCGGCACCGCGACCAGGCTCTACAAGCTGAACGGCATCTCCTGGACGGACGCGACGCGGCTTGTCGGCGGCAATTACGCGACCGGGCTCGACGACGGCTGGGCTTTCGCGCAGTTCGGCGACCTGGTGATCGCCGTGAATTACGTGGACGCGCCGCAGAAATTCCAGCTTGGCGTCGGCACAAACTTCTCGGCATTGGGCGGCACGCCGCCCAATGCCCGGTTCGTCGCCACAGTCCGCGATTTCGTGGTACTGGGGCGGATCGCCGGCTTTCCCAATCGGGTGAAGTGGTCGGGTATCAACAACCCCGAGACGTGGAGCGTGTCGCCGACCACACAGTCCGACCAACAAGACTTGCCAGATGGCGGCTGGGTGCAGGGGATTGTCGGCGGCGAGACCGGGCTGGTCTTTCAGGAGCGGGCGATCCAGCGTATGACCTACGTGGGCAGTCCGCTGGTGTTCCAGTTCGACAAGATCAGCAGGGAGCTGGGCGCCAGCATCGAAGGCAGCGTCGCGGGCCATCACGACATCGCCTTCTTCGCGCACGCCAGCGGATTCTATGCCGTCACGGGCGCCCAACAGCTTCGCGCCATCGGCGATCAAAAGGTCGATCGGCACTTTTGGAACGATCTCGATCAGAACTACCTCTATCGCGTGAGTGCCGTCATCGATCCCGTCAACAAGCTCTACGTCATTTCCTACCCCGGGGAAGGAAACAGCGGCGGCACGCCGAACAAGCTATTGGTATACAATTGGACGCTCGATCGCTGGTCGCGATGCGAGGTGAACGTCGAGGCAATCTACGCGGGGATCTCTCAGGCCGGCTACACGCTTGACGGGCTCGACGCCGTTTCAAGCAGCCTCGACGGTCTCGCGTTTTCGCTCGACAGCCCAGTGTGGACGGGGGTCGGCCGGTTGTTCCTCGCCGGATTCGACACGTCGCATCGTCTAGGCTACTTCAGCGGCGTCAATATGGCGGCCACCGTCGAGACGGCCGAGGCGCAAATCACGCCAGGGCGGCGGACGTTCCTGCGATCCCTGCGGCCGATCGTCGACGGCGGCGCCGTTACCGTTCAACTCGGCACGCGCGATCGCACGACCGACGCCGCGTCATGGGGCGTCATCTGCGCGGTGAACGATCACGGGGTCTGCCCAACCCGATCGAACGCTCGCTACCACCGAGCCCGTCTCAATGTCGCGGCCGGCGGCTCGTGGACTCACATCCAGGGCGTCGGCGATATCGAAGCGGCGCCGGAGGGCTGGCGATGACGGGCTTCATTGGGCTGCCGACCGCGGGCGGCGACAAGCGGCAGGTTGCCGCCGTCGTCAATCGGTTCAACCTCGGCAAGCTGAACTGCGCCGGCAGCGTGACGCTGGCCGCGGGTCAAACGACCACAAGCGTGCAAGACCCTCGCGCCGCGAGCGGCAGTTTTGTCGGTTTCATGCCGCTGACCGCCGACGCGGCGGCCGAGCTGGCTGGCGGTACCATGTACGTCTCATCGCGCGCCCGCGGCAGTTTCGTCATCACGCACGTCAACAGCGCCCAAACCGACCGCGACTTCGCCTACGTCATCATCGGGTAGCAGGACATGGCCTAGGAGAGCTGCCGCCGAACGGCACGGCGGCGCCGGGCTGTCGCGACGCTTGCCTGTGCCTCGAAAGAGCGCGCCTCGCGACGGCCCGGCACCACATGTCCCGGTGACTGCTCGACAGGCACGGGACGCCACACCCGGAATCGAATTTCAGGAGACGAGAATGCTGCTTGGATCGAACCCGCAAGCGCCAGAATCTACGGACTGGTGGAGATTGGCCGTGCTCGCCCCGGCATCGTTTCTTCCCACGAGCGCGCTCCTCTCCCGGTTCGGGCCGTACCGGCTGCGGCCGTATGGGATCCCGGGCTTGCTGCCCGCGAGCGGGTCGCTCACCGGCGGGCCTGCCCTTCCCCCGGGCCCAGTCGGGCCGCTGCTCCCGGCGCCCCCGATGCGCCCTCCCGCGGCAGCGCCAGGGGCGCAGTCGGAGCGGTGGTTGTTCAGAGGGGGGGACCATCATGGCGCCGCCACGCTTGGCGAGCGCGCCGGAATCCAAACCGATGCCGCCCTGCGCGGCGGGTTTCTCGATCCCAGCGCCGGCAACATCTTCCGCAATAGCGGAATAATGTCCGGCCTAGTCGGCTTAGCCACGCAGATCCTCACCGGGCAACGGCAGCCTGGCACCACCAGCCCCGCCGTCAACACGCTCGCCGGCCAGATGGTGCAAGATGCGGCGCTGCGCGGACAGGCGCTCAGCGCCGGCATGGCACTTGCGCGAGCCCAAGCCATAGTAAACGCCCGCGCGATCGACGCCGGTGGCAGGCCGATGGGCGGGATCGGTCCGATCGGTCCAGCCGGGGCGTTGACCGGGGCGCGGGCGTCCCAGGTCGCCGCGGCGCGGGCGGCGCAGATGGCTCGGGCCGGAGGCGGCGGACTCGTAAACCGAGGCGGCGGCGTCCGGGCGGGGCCGGGCGGCATGCTCGGGCACATCTAGCCGTGCTCGACGGCCCGATACCGTCGGCGTCGGTGGCGGTCCTGTGGCCGCGCATCGAGGCCATTGTCGCGCGGGCGATCCCGTACGGCGATGGCCGCTACGCCGCCGAGGACGTGCGCGAGCGCTTGCTCGCTCGCGACATGCAGCTCTGGCTGTGTTGGCGAGGCACCGAGCCGAGGGCGGTGCTGGTCACCGAGATCGTCCATTACCCGCGGTCGCGTCGGTGCAACCTGTTTCTGTGCGCGGGCGACGGCGCCGTGGATTGGCTGTCCAGCTTGCCGCTCATCGAGGAGTGGGCGAGGCACCAGGGCTGCGACGCCATCGATTGTCAAGGGCGTTCCGGGTGGGAGCGCGTCCTGCCCGGTTACCGGAAAACCCACGTTTGTCTCAAGAAGGAATTGAACCATGCCAGGCGGTAGCAGCGGATCCACGACGACGGTGCAAAAAGTCGAGCCATGGGCGGAGCAGAGGCCCTACCTCATCGATGTCTTCAGACAGGCGCAAGCGCTCAACCAGCAGCCGGGGCCGTTCTACTACCCCGGCGCGACGGTGGCCCCGATGTCGCCGGAAAGCGATTTGGCGCTCCAAGCCAGGAGCGCTCGGGCGTTTGGCGGCTCGCCGCTTACTGCCGCCGCGGGCGGGCACATGGCCGACGTGCTCGGCGGGAACTATCTGTTTGGCAACCCGTTTCTCTCAGGCGCGATCGATACCGCCTCCCAGGGCCTGGTGAGGAACTACCAGAATGCGGTGGTCCCTGGACTCGACTCCACCTTCAGCGCCGCGGGCCGGTACGGCTCCGGGCTGCATCAGACGGCCCACTTGCAGTCGCAGCAGGCGCTGACCGAGCAGCTTGGCAACCTAGCGGCGGACATGGCGTACCGGAATTACGGCGACGAGCGGGCCAACATGCTGAGAGCGGCGGTCACGGCTCCGCAAATGGCGCAACAGGACTATCTGGATATCGACCAGCTCGCCATGGCGGGCGCCGAGCGCGAACGAATGCAGCAGGACCTGATCAACGCCGACCTCAACCGCTTCAACTACGAGCAACAGCTTCCTTTCAACAAGCTTGCCCAGTACCAGAACATGATCCAAGGCAGCTACGGCAACACGACCACGACGACCGAGCCGTACTTGCGCAATCCCGGGATGGGCCTTCTCGAAGGTGCGGGTGCCGGCCTCGGCGTCGCATCCGGTATCGGCGGCTTTCCCCTTGGCCTTGGCGCACTGCTGGGCGGCTTGCTCGGTCTCTGGCGGTAGTCGCCGGCCTGCTTCTTTTCGCCGCGTCCCGCCTAGCTTCGGCACATTCGCTGCTCGCGAGCGCCGCCAAGGCGGTTAACAACTCATCCGTTCGCGCATAGTCAGAGGACTGACCATGGCAGACATATCCCAAACGAACTGGTCCGAAACCGACGCCAATAACAGCCAGGCGGCGCCCGATGGATTCCCCGAGGGCATGCCGCCGTCCGGCGTCAACGACGCGGCCCGCGCCGTCATGGGCGCGGTCAAGAGATTCTGGGACCGCAGCAACGCGGTTCAAGCTTCAACCGGCTCCGCCAACGCCTACGCGCTGACCTATACCGTGGCGCCTACTATTTACGCCACCGGCGAGCGTTATGCGTTCCGTGCCAGCTTCGCGAACACCGGGCCCTGCACGCTCAACGTCAACAGCCTCGGCCCCAAGGACATTCGCAAAGGAGACGGAACCTTGGTGCTGGCCGCCAACGACATGATGGCGAATCAGGCGATCGAGGTCGTTTACGACGGCACTCAGTTCCAGGTCCTGTCGCCGATTCCCTCGACGCTGCCGGATGCCACCACGAGCCTCAAAGGCATCGTCGAGTTGGCGACCGACGCGGAGACGGCGACCGGCACGGACACGACCAGGGCCATGACTCCATCGAACGCGACCGCCAACTTCGCGTATCAGGGAAAACAGACGATCTGGGTGCCGGCAAGCGCCATGACGGCGCGCACGACGAACAGCGCCGCGCCCGGCACGGCCGAGCTTACGACCAACAAGAATATGCTCAAGACACTCGATTTCGACAGTGCGACCCAGGAGTTCGCGCAAGTAGAGATTGCCATGCCGAAGTCGTGGAACGAAGGCACGGTGTCTTTCCAAGCCGTCTGGACGGCGGCCAGCGGTTCTGGCGGCGTCGTGTGGGCGCTGCAAGCCGTCGCCACCAGCGACGACGACGCCATGGACGTGGCGTTCGGCACCGAACAGGCCAGCACGGACACCCTGCTGGCCGCGAACGACTGCCACATCAGCCCGGAAAGCGCCGCCATCACGGTAGGCGGGACGCCGGCGGAGAACGACCGCGTACAGTTCCAGGTGAAGCGAAACGTCGCGGACGCGAGCGATACTCTGGCCGTGGACGCCAAGTTACTCGGCGTGCGGCTGTTCTACACGATCAACGCAAAGAACGATGCCTGAGGTCGAGCCATGCTGATGGTGAATCAACTGATCGGCTTCGGCGCCGGCAGCGGCGCCGCGCGCCCGGAGATTTTCGGCACTGTCTCGTCAGTCGAGACGGGCACGGGCGCCGCCTCGCTGACGCTCACCAACCATGTTGTTGAGAGCGGCACCACGCTGCTCATCGTCCGAGTGCATCAGCGGCCCAGTTCGGGCAACGCCAATCCGACGGGCGTGACGTGGAACGGCGTAGCCATGACTCTGGCGGTTGGGGCGACTGGGCTAAACGGGGTCAACATGAGCATCTGGTATCTCGTGAACCCGACCCCGGCGACAGCCAACATCGTTGCCAGCTTCTCGCCGAACTTCGACTCCGCCGCTTTGCACGCGGTCAACATCCGAAACACTGGCGAATCGCCTATCGGCGCGACCGGCACGAACACGGGCACGAGCACGCAGCGGACCCATAACATCACGACCACGGCGGTAGACCCGCTGCTCATCTCCGGCGTGGTGTGGCGGACGGGCGGGACGCCGCCGCTGCTCGCCTGGACCGCGCCGCTCATCGAGCGGTACGACGACGCGACCGGGAGCGGCACCGCGAACTGCCGGTGGGGCGGCGCCGAGGACGCAACGCAGACGGCCATCGCCACGGTCACGGTAACGGTCGATACCACCGGCGCTTCGGATGCGAGCGCGCTCGCGACGGTCGAGATCAAAGGAGGATAGCATATGCGCTACGCGATCATCAAAGACGGCGCCGTGGTCGAGGAGCGCGAGATGGCTCCGCTCGACCCGCGGACGCAGATCAAGAAGGGGCCGGACGGTCTGCCGCTGGCGCGCCCGCTGGTAGAGCAGCGGGTAAACTTCGACCCCGCGACCCATAGGTTGGACGGGCACAGCTACGCGATTTTCGACGATCGGGTCGAGAAGGCATTCACGGTCGCAGCCTTGCCCCCGCCGCCCAGCCCAAGTGAGATATATGACGCCGCCCTCGCCGGCGATCGCGTGGTGGCGGCGTTCATCGCCACGTTCCTCGACGGCTCCTTGCGTCCCGGCCTTACTCCGGCCGAGGCCAAGACCGCAGTCCTCGCAAGAATGTAGGAGGCCGTCATGCGCCCTTTCGCGTAGCCGCCCTCGGGGCGGCTGTCCTTTCGGCCGCGCCCGCGGGGGCGGCCGATCTCAACCTGTGCGGCGAGTACGAGGCCGTGGCGGAAGAGCTCGGTCGCACCGGCGAGGCGCCGGTCGCTGCGTGGCCGGCGCCGGACGGCTCGATACGATTCCTGTACGCCGGCCCAGGCGGTTCTTGGACCCTGTTGGCGGCCGATGCGAACACGGCCCTGTTTTGCACGATCCAGAACGGCCGCGGGTTGCGGTTGCTGGTCAAGTAACGGACGGAGAAGACGATGTGGTTCGTAGCGGCCGCGGTGGCGGCCTTTTTCTTGCTCGGCTCGGCACAGGCGCGGAGCTGCGCCGACACCTCGGCTGTGATCGCCGACGTCCTTGCGGCGGACGATGAGGCGACGCTGTTGAACGATGTGACCGGGGCATCGGCGCGCACGCTCATGGCCGGCATCGCCGCAGTGGCGCCGCCGCCGAGAGACGTGCGCGTGTCGAGGATCCTGATCTTTCGGTTGGCCAAGATTCCGGGCGCCGTGTTCGTCGTCTTGATGGAAGACGGCTGCGCCGCGTTGTCCGCTCTGCTGCCTGCCGGAACGATCATGGCGTTGCTCGAGGACACCAAGGCGTGAGCGAAGAAGCGCGACGCGACCTGGAAATCGGCCGGCTGCTCGGTCGGCTCGATGCGATCGAGCGCGATCTCGCGCTCATCAAGGAGCGGCTGGAGATCCTCACCGACGCCTTCAACATGGGACGCGGCAGCGCCATCGCGGCGGCCAAGATCGGCGGCTTGCTGGTGCTGGCTCTCGGCGCGCTGGCTTGGCTGGTTGATCATCTGCCCGCCTGGATCACCCGCTCGTGACCGTCGTCACGCGTGGCTTCGACCGCGCCGTTGCGATCGTACTCGAGCGCGAGGGGGTGTTCTCCGCCGATCCACGCGACGACGGCGGCGCAACGAAGTACGGCATCAGCGCCCGGTCCTATCCCGACCTCGACATCGCGGGCCTCGCGGTTGAGCAGGCGATCGAACTCTACCGGCGCGACTATTGGGAGCGCTGCCGCTGCGCCGAGTTGCCGTGGCCGCTGGCGCTGGCGCTGTTCGACGGGGCGGTCAACCAGGGAGCCGTGCCGGCCACCCGGTGTCTTCAACAGGCGCTCGGCGTGAGCGCCGACGGAGCGGTCGGCCCCGCGACTGTCCGCGCCGCACGCGACGCGCCGCAGCGCCAGGTGCTGGCGCGGTTCCTCGCCCGGCGCGCGCTGCGTTACGCGCGGCATCCCGACTGGCGCATCTACGGCAAGGGATGGATGACGCGACTGTTCGTCATCCAGCAAGCCTGTCTCACCTGAGTGGGAGAATACCATGGAAGAGATGAAGAGCCTGTTCGCGAGCAGGACGTTTTGGGGCGCGGTCGTCGCCATCCTGGCGGGGATCTCGGGCGGCGGGAAGTACGCGCTGGCGCCCGGAGAGCAGGCGGAGTTCGTCGATCTCCTGGTCGCTGTCGGCGCCGCCGGCGGCGGTCTCGCCGCCATCGCCGGGCGAGTGCTGGCGCGGGCGCGGATCGGGAAGACCGGCGACAGAGTGGCGCGGTTGATCGCCGACAGGCGGGACTTGTTCGGCATCGTCGCTTTCATGGCGCTCGTCTTTCTCGCCGGTTGCGGGTTCACGCCGCAGGGCGAAGTCATCCGCAGCCAAGCGTTCGAGAAGGGCGGCCAAGCCTATGACTATGGCCTCGACAACGCCGAACTGTTCGTCTGCCAGATCGCGAGCGTAGGGTCGGTGAAGCGCCGCTACTGGGGCAGCCAGCTGGACTTCGAGACCTGGGCGAAGTTCTGCCAGATCGGCGCCGAGGCGCGGGGCCTCAAGCTCGATGTCGGCCCGGCGCGGCCGCAAGAGGGCCCCCCGGCCCAGCCCACCGCAGCCGACAACGCCAACGGCCAGAACTGAAACCTTGCCAATCGGCGCCGGCGCCCCCATCGCGAGCAGCGATGCGGCTACCCCGTTCGCCGGAAGGGAATCCGAATGTACATGCCCAATGTGCCAAGCGCGCCCGGCACGCTCGCCTGGGCGGCGAAGCGGATCGAGGAAATCCTGCGCCGCGAGGCCGAGCAGAAGCGAAGACGCCAGCGCCAAGGGCTCGCCCGCCGTCAGGCCGCTGAGGCCGAACCGGATTTGTCCTCGCTGGAGTACCTGAGGGGAACCGGAGGCCTGCTGGACCCCGACGTCTGGGGCTGGGGTCGTTCGGCGCGCCCGCCGTCTCCCGCGATGAGTCCGGCCGCAACATGGGCCGGCGGCGGCGCGACGCCGGCCATGCAGCCGGCGCCCACGTACCCGCCCGCGCCGCTTGCCTACGCCATGGGCCCTCGACCGACGGTCCCGTTCGGCATGGCAGGTGGGGCATGGGGTGATTCGCCACCGAGCATGATTCGGCCGGCCGGCGGGATGGCGCCGCCGATGCCAGGACCGTTCCCTCTGCCACTGCCGCTACCCCCGGTTGCAATACCCGGCACGCCGGAGAATGATGAGTTTGTTCGTGGGATCATTTCGTTGTATCAAGGGATTTTCGGAGGCGGGGGCAAGAAGGACGACGATGGTTGTGCCGAGGAGTGGCGCAAGGCATTCGAGAAATGCGATGAGTTACTGGAGAAGGGCGGCCGACGCGGATTGACCGGCGGCTACGCTAACCGATATGACTGCGCGCGAGGTTTAGTGAGCGAGAGGTGCGGCGGCAATCCGATCGATCACGGCCCGCAGCGTCCGCGGCGTCGCCGTTAAAGGATCGAGATGAGGGAGATGACGGATTTCGAACGCCAAGTGATGGCGTTGGTTGACGCTCGCGACTACGAACGCGCGCTCGGGCTGTGCGGCAACGTCCTCGGCAAGGAGCCGCGCTCCGCGGAAGCACTCCGGAAACGGGCCTACGTGTACGGGCACATGAGGGATTACGAATCGGAGTTGCGGGACTGCGACGCCCTCGTCTCGATAGGGATCGCGGATGACTTCGAGCAGCCGAGCGATTATCTCAGGCGCGGCCGCTGCCATCTCGAGCTCGGAAAATTCGAGGATGCGGTAAAGGACTTTAGCCGAGTCATCGAATTGGGCGAGCGCCACTCGTTTTACTACGATTCACTCTGCGCGCAGTTCCACCGCGCGTACGCATTGTTTCAACTCGGCCGGCATGGGCAGGCGTTGGATGACTGCCGTGACCTGCCCGACGACTATACGACCTATGCTCGCGGAGAGATCGTTAGAAAGACTGCCCTGGTGGAGTCAATCAAGGCAGGGCTCGCCGGGGATCAGGTGTGAGGCGCGGCGATTCGGCGACAGGCGCTAAGGCAGCATCGATCTGACTGCTGAGCGCGCCCGGTGCATCGAGGCGTACTTGCGGTGGGTCGCCGATGGCCCCGTCCCACGTGCAAATAGATCGCCAAACGACGAGGAAAAGCCGCCGGGCAGCGGTGCTATGTTTCGGCGATGCAACGTTACGCGGCATGCCTGCGCGGCTATCCCCTTCCGCCGCTCGACACGTGAACAATTGACGAAGAAGTATCGAGAAATCAGGGGGACGGCGCGGGGATCCGATGGGTCCCTGCGGCCGTTCCGCCTAACGATTTCCGCGCCGATCCAAGGCAAGGAGGGGCGTGACTATTATTGTTACGTTTCCTGCCCAATCGTGCTGCGCCGGCGGGGGAAAATTTTCGGTATCGATCCGCATCAGGCGCTGAAGTTGTCGATCGATTTCGTTTGCATCATGCTGCGAGACAAGTACACGATCCTGGACGGTGACGGCGACGTTCTTGATCTTCTCGCGACATTGGAGGAATAAGCCTTTCGAATCGCGGACAATTGAGCCGCCAAGACGCCCGAGAGCGGGTCATGACCGATGCGGAGCGGACGGAAGAAGACTGGCGCGCCTGGGAAGCGGGGATCATGCGCCTGATCCAGCCCTTGGTGCGTGAGCGTAAGTTTGCGCAGGCCATCGAAGAGCTCCGGCGCCGGCTGGCAAGCGAATCGGATGTCGAACGTCGCGCCAGCATTCTGCAGACGATTTTGCCCATCTGCACGATGGCGGGGCGGCAGGATGAAGTATTCGCGGTTCATCGCGAATTGATCGCGCTGCAGCCGGACGAGCCAATCAATTGGTGCAGTCTGGCCCACTCGCACATGTCGATTGGGCCGCGTGGCCAAGTTGGCGAGAGTGCGGGCAAGGAGGCCCTCGCCGCGATCGAGACAGCAGTCGAAAAGGCGCGCGCCAGCGGCAGTTGGTTATGGTACTGCCTGTGCGACCGCTGCCGTATTGCGTTGGACCTCAAGCGGTACGACATCCTCGAAGACTCCATGCGCAAGATACTGGAGGATCGACCACGGCCGCCCGATGCGCAGGACTACGGGCCTGAGGACGAATTCCTGAAGCGCATACCGGAAGGCGCCGTCGATCCGGCGCTCATCGAGCGTTACCGCGCCGCCGTCGCCGGGCACCGGGCCCGGCGGGCGAGAGAACGCCGCACTCGCGGCGAGGACCCCACGTCGACGGACGCGGCCGGCAACGGTGCCGCCGGAGTGGATTGAACACTCGACCTCGCCCTTACCAAGGGCGCGCTCTACCACTGAGCTACGGCGGCGCCGTGGAGGCCGCGCACCATGCCATGACGCAGCGTTGACGCGCAAGGCGTCACCAACCGATTTCC